TCGGAATTATCCGCAATAAGGTTTTATGTACGAAGAAACTGATTATCAATTTTCTGCATACCTCGACGAAGACGATTACGAATCAGTCGTCGACGAAATCCTGGAGGATCCCCGTGGGAACATCCAGGATTACATTCAAATGGGATCTGAGATACCATTTGATTGTGATCTCTTGGAAGGTGATTTATCACTATTCCTCGAGATTAGAGAAGGTGCAAGGGATTTAAGCCCTGCCGAACTCTCTTTCCATACCGAAGACACGAATGTGATTGGGTATGAAGTAGGCGATGATAGAGTAGATTTCTCTCTATCATTGACTTCACTTGCTACTGAGCTATATGTTCAGCAGGAAGTGTTCGGGATGAAAACCTCCAAGGAGGATACTTTCATCTCTGACTACCTATGGAACTTCTGTGAAGTTACATCGGTAATACCTTCCTCAAAGAATGGCAGTTACCACTTTGCAAGGAAGACTAACAACTGGACTCAATTAGAGTACGTTGATAGTGTTATCTCCAGACTATACCTTGACGTATCGAAGGGAGATAGGTCCCATTCCTCAACCGCGGTTGGAAAGGGATCTATGCTCGCCTCGCGTATGAAAACAAGAGACGAGTTGAATAGCATGGCACATATGGCATGCTATTTTCAGGACGCCTGTCTGAACACAGCCAGGTCTCCTGACCCCAAGTACCTTCCTAGGCAAATTGGGGGCTCTGGTTGTCCAATCATATTTGGGCTACCAGAGAACTTGCTCCTGTATATAAAGGCGTATAAAGGAGGTAAGTACAGTCGTTTATATGGCACAGCCATAAACGAGTGTTACGAGGCACTCAAATCTTTAGAGATGGGTGTCATCGAGCCTCTCTATCTTTCAAACCGACTGAGAGAGAAGCAAGAGTACTTTCACGGCACGTATGCCGCGAGCGTACTTATTCCCCCTAAATCCATGATCCATGGATTTCGGGGTGAACTGCCTGAGCCTCTATATGAGGACCAGGGAGCTACGAATGCTGTAGCGGCATTCGAATCCCGCCTATTGCGAAGTAAACTTCTGATAGGTAGGAAGGGTGCCGAGCAAGAACTTAAAAGGACTGCTCGGAACCACGAGATTCTCTTCGGGTGTTTAACATCCGCTGAGTCCCGTAGACAAGAGAAGAAAGCCTCCATTGAGGGGCGTCGTCTCTTTGAAGGTGCATTGAATGCCAATTCGGCATTTATGAACCTCATCAACCGGACTGCCGACGGCAGCGAGGTTGTGCGCTTAAAAGATCAAGGTTTCCTTGAAGTAAAAAGCGGAGTCAGAGACATTAGTCTAGCACAATGTAACTGGCTCATCCGGGATAGGGGACGTACAGA